GGACTCGGCAAACAATTTTTGAATGAGATAGCCAAAAAATACAAAAAACAAGGATTTAGAGTGTCATTGGTTACAAGTTCACCTGCATTTGTTCATGGATTACAACATGACAAAGCATGGGCAATGGTAAGAAAACCGGGTCGTTTGAAAGATACGGCAAAAACAGGAATATTGGCTGGATCAACATCCGATGCTCGATTGACTGCAACGTTCGAATTCAAAAGCATTGAACAAGAAAAATCAAACCCATAAATGACATGGCATACACAAGATACGACTGGAATGTTGTTAAAGCATTCTATGAAAGTGGTCTATCTCTTTCAGAGATTACTGAAAGGGAGGAAGTTGCTATTAAAGACAGAAGTTCTATTAGTAAAAAGGCAAAGACAGAGGGATGGATAAAAGGTAAAATTCAACCCCTTGTTGAAAAAACTATCCATGTGAAACAACAGCTTGCTGAGATTTCGGAGCAAAAATCAACACTAAATTCAACAGAGCTTGAGGTTCATCAGACTCTAGTTGATGAGCGCACAAAAGATTTGCACTTCTTTCGGAAGGCCAGTTTGTTGATTGCACAAAGGGCAGTAAAGAAGGTTCAAGAGACTCCAATCATGGATATGAAGGAGTTAGAAATTGCCCAAAATGTCATTGGAAAAGGAAAAGAGAACATTTATGGAAAGTCTCCAGACGTTGCCGTACAGGTCAATAACCAAATTGGTGCATCCCAGCTTAGAGAGATGACCGATGATGAGCTACTCGAAATCGCAATCGGACGCAGCTAGGGAAGTTTTAATCCGTAGGATGGCAAGAGAGGACATCCTGCACTATGCCAATGCCATTGATGTTCCGGGTAGACCCGGATCGGAAGATCCTGATACCGAATTTTTCTATCCAGTCGAAACTACGATGGCTTTGCATCATCGTCTTCTTCTTTCCAAACTTCATCAAGTCTCAAGAACCAAGCATGGAAGAATGATGATCTTCATGCCTCCCGGTAGTGCGAAGTCAACTTATGCGTCAGTGGTGTTTCCATCTGACTATTTAGGGGCTATTCCCGGTAGCAAAATCATTCTTGCTAGTTATGGAGACGACCTAGCCCGTAAATTAGGTAGACGCACTCGCTCTATCATCAAGCAGCCACGCTATAGGGGGATATGGAATGCAGTTCTGACCGCTGAATCTTCAGCAGCTCAGGAGTTCACTTTAACTAACGGTTCTGAATACATGGCTCGTGGAATCCTTGGAGGCGTTACTGGTAATAGAGCTAACGGAATCATCATTGATGACCCCATAAAAGGGCGCGATCAAGCAAACTCACCAATTATTAGAGATAGAACTTTTGCAGCGTATGAGGATGATCTAAAGACGCGACTCATTCCGGGTGGATGGATTTGCATAATTCAAACACGATGGCACGAAGACGATTTATCGGGACGAATCCTTCCAGAAAACTGGAACGGTGAAAGTGGAAAGATTCTTTGCAAAGATGGCAACTATTGGGAAGTTATTTGTCTTGCAGCTAAATGCGAACAGGAGAATGACCCGCTTGGACGTGAAATTGGCGTATATCTCTGGCCAGAATGGTTCGACCGTAAACACTGGGATCAGTTCGAGCAAAACCCAAGGACTTGGGCTGCACTCTTCCAGCAACGTCCCGCTCCGCTTGAGGGTGATCTATTTAAGCCTGACCAAATTAAAGTAGTTGATGCAATACCCGCTGGAAACATCAAATGGTGTAGAGGATGGGATTTAGCCAGCTCACCGGAAGGTGACTATACGGCAGGAGGCAAACTCGGAAGGCTCGAAGATGGGCGGTACATTATCGCGGATATGGCCAGAATGCGTGTAGGCCCTGACCAGCGGGACGCTGCAATGATCAATATTGCCTCACAGGATGGGCGAGGTATTCGAATAAGCATTCCCCAAGACCCCGGACAAGCTGGCAAAACCCAAGTCTTATACCTTACTCGTGCATTATCGGGATACAATGTAAAAAGTTCGCCTGAGACGGGAGACAAAATAACGCGCGCAGAACCTTTTGCAGCTCAGGTGAACGTTGGCAACGTGCTTATGCTTCGAGGAGATTGGAATCAAGCCCTCATCAATGAAATGCGAGTGTTCCCTAATGGAGCTCATGATGACCAAATCGACTCCCTGTCAAGAGCGTTTTCTGAAATAATGGTTGCTCGTAAGAGTTTCTTTGGATAGGGGTTTTATGTTCAACTGTTTCAAAAAGAAAGCCAAGGCTCCCGAAGAGCCACAAACGCAAAAGGTTAAGAATAGCCTTTTTAGCACACATACCTTTGACGCTTTAGACCCAGACGCAGCAAAGTTTGCCTTAAACGATAGAATAGTTTCCCTTCAGAAAGAGCAGCCAGCCCTTCATGGCGAGTTTGCAATGGATGACTCCAGCAATGGAGTTGCTGCTTTCAAAATGTACTATCCCAACGGTGGAATCAATACCGTATCCGAGGCCGTTGTTGGATGGTATGCAACCCAAGGGTTCATTGGGGCCCAACTTTGCGGAATCTTGGCTCAAAACTGGTTGGTCAATAAAGCTTGCGCAATGCCCGGAGATGATGCCATTCGTAAAGGCTACAACATAGCAACGGATAATGGAGACGAGCTGGACCCCGATGCTTACAAAATCCTCAAAGCTTACGACCGAGCGTTTAATGTCAAATTCAAAATGCGGGAGTTCATCCGCAAGGGTCGCATCTTCGGTATTCGAATTGCGATGTTCAAGGTCCAATCGACTGATCCGCAATACTATGAGAAACCATTCAATATCGACGGTGTTACGCCAAACAGCTACAAGGGCATTGTTCAGGTTGACCCCTATTGGACCGCTCCTTGGCTTGATAATGCTGCTTCAAGTCAGCCTGACACGCTCCACTTCTACGAGCCAACCTACTGGATCATAAACGGGAAGAAGATCCATAGAAGTCATTTAATTATTTTCCGTCATGCTGAGCCCGTAGACGTACTAAAGCCAATGTACATTTATGGCGGTGTACCTTTAACTCAGCAGATCATGGAGCGTGTATACGCTGCAGAGAGAACTTCGAATGAAGCTCCTCAATTGGCTATGTCGAAGCGCACAACTGTCTGGTTGACCGATATGGAAGCCGTTATGTCAGACACTACAGCAGCGATTAACCGACTCCAGCAATGGGCAGCGTATCGCGACAACTACGGCATCAAGCTTGGTGATAAGGAAGCAGACGAATTCCAGCAGTTCGACACGAGCCTTGCTGACTTTGACGCTCTTATCATGACTCAGTATCAACTAGTTGCTGCAATCGCTGGCGTACCCGCTACCAAGCTTCTTGGAACCTCCCCTAAAGGCTTTAATGCTACGGGCGAATATGAAGAAGCCAGTTATCATGAGCTGCTTGAATCAATCCAAGAAAATGATCTCACTCCCCTGCTGCAACGGCATCATCGGCTTGTGGTTAAGTCATTCGTTGAGCCCCAGCTCAAGAAGAGGCTTGACTATGAGCTGGCCGTTAACTGGTTGCCATTGGATACCCCAACGGCTGAAGAACTGGCTCGGACCAATATGATGAAGGCTCAGGCTGGCCAAGTGCTTATCCAGTCTGGGGCCATTAGCAGCGAAGACGAAAGGCAACGATTGGCTACTGACAAAGAAAGTGGATACAACGAGATTGGAATCCTAGAAAATGAGCCTGAAGAAATAGAAGGCGAAGAATTAGCGGATGAAGATTTTAACAGCGTTAAAGACGCTATGGACGCTGCCAAATGGGAAGAAGGAAAACATTCAAGAGCAAAGAACGGCCAGTTTGGCTCTGGCGGTGGTGAAGCATCTTCTAAATCGGAAGAGAAGCCAGCAAAAAAAGAAACAGAAACCAATTTAAACGATGACAAAGAGCATTCAGTTCACAAGGAAATTGGGGAAAAATATTCTTTATTAAAGAATGAATTGGAAAAATCATTTTCTTTGTGGGATTTTTTAAAAAATGAAAATGCAGAAAAAGCTGGGATTGATGGGGTAAATGCAAGCC